CCAGAGGCAGAGGCCCAAGAAATTCAAGAGGTTAACACTGAAATTGACGCTGAAGGATCTGAGGGTGAAGCGTCTGAAGCATCAGAAAAACAAGATCCTTGGTATAAAAAACGCATTGATGAGCTCACTAGAGACAAGCATGAAGCTCGTAGACAAGCTGAACGACTGGAGAAAGCTCTAGCACAACAAGAGGAAATGCTCCAACGGTTACAACCAAGAAACGAACCAGAAACACCTAAGTTTTCACCTCCTAATCCAGCTGATTTTGCTGGGGGTCAGTATGATCCTAGGTACATGGATGCAATGATGCAGTACACTAGAATCTCTGCAATTGAAGAAGCAAAGCAAGCAGTGGCGGCTGAGTATGAGCAAAGAGAACAGCATCAAAGGATTGCTGCTCAACAAGCAAAAATAGAAACAGCAGAAACGGCAGCTAGAGCAAAATATCCTGATTATGATTCAGTTATTGAAACCATTACATCAGATGCTCGACTAGCTAATAACCCAACCATTAGACAGGCGCTTTTGGGTTTGGATAATGGTCCTGATATTGCTTATCAGCTCGGCAAAGATCCTGCATTAGCTTATGAAATAGCTAGTATGAATCCAATTCAAGCAGGAATCAAAATAGCCTCATTGATTAGACCAGAAGCTCAGGGAAGAACAGCTCCTACACCCATTAAGCCAATTATGGGAACAGGTACTTCGAGCTCTAAAACAGATCCTGCCAATATGTCCACTAAGGATTATATTGCTTATATGAACAACAAAGAGCGTGAAGAGCGCAAAGCTAGGCTTAACCGATAAGAAAGATTGTTTCGGGATCGTCTAAAGGTAGGACAACAGGTTTTGATCCTGTTAATTGTGGTTCGAATCCATGTCCCGAAGCCATTATTGCCTCTATAGTTTAATGGTAAAACAGTTGCCTTGTAAGCATCTAATCTCAGTTCAACTCTGGGTGGAGGCTCCATTTTACATATGATTAATTTCATGATATATATGCGCTACGTCTTGTAAACTTTAGCCGGTTTGCATGTCAGGCAAAAAAATCTGGATCATTCGAGGGAACGGCTCCTATCTGGAAAAAACTTTAGGCTAAAACCCTTTATTTTTTTCGTTTAGGAGAATTTTTATGGCTAATCAATTGCTTACCATAAGCATGATTACAAATGAAGCCCTGCGCGTACTAACCAACCAGTTGGTCTTCACTCGTTCAATCAGTCGTCAATATGATGATAAATTTGCTATCGAAGGCGCAAAGATCGGTACAACGATCAACCTTCGTAAACCACCTCGCTATGTAGGCCGTACTGGTCCTGCTCTTCAGATCGAAAGCTCTGTTGAAACGTACGTACCATTGACGCTTAACACTCAGTTTGGTGTTGATATGGCTTTCACAACTCAGGATTTGAGTTTGAACATCAGCGATTTTTCTGATCGTTTCATCAAACCAGCAGTTGCTGCTATTGCGAACAAAATCGACTATGATGGTCTTCAGCAGTTTGTAAATGTATACAACTTGGTTGGTACTCCTGGTACTCTTTCTGGTTCACCTACTCAGGCTCAGAGTTTGCAAACAATTCTTGCAGCTCGTTCACGTTTGAACCAAGAAGCAGCTCCGGCTGATGATTTGCGTCATCTAGTTGTTGATCCACAAACGGATGTTGGTATCGTTTCTGGTTTGACCAATTTGTTTAACCCACAGGGTGTTATCTCAAAAATCTTTGAGAAGGGCGCTATGGGAGATAACACACTTGGTTTCAATTTCGCGATGGACCAAAACGTAGCTAACTTTACAACCGGCACAAGCACAGCATTTACTGTGTCTGCACAGGCTGGTGGTTCAGTTCAGACTAATGCACAAACAGCATTTACGCTTGCGATTAGCTCACTTTCTGGCACGCTGACTGCCGGCACTGTGTTTACGATTCCTAACGTATATGCGGTTAACCCACAGAACAGACAGTCTACGGGTGTATTGCGTAACTTTGTTGTTACGGCTAATGCGGCAGCAAGTTCAACTTCTCTGTCAATTTTCCCAACACCTGTATTCTCTGGCCAGTTCCAAAACGTAACTAGCACCAGCGGAACCATTCCTACTGGTACGGCTACAATCCTATCTGGAAACAGCGGTTCAGCAGCTACTTACGCACAATCAATTGCATATCATCGTGATGCTTTTGCTTTGGGTACTGCGGATCTTCTGCTTCCACAAGGTGTTGATATGGCTGGACGCGCTTCAGCAGATGGTTTGTCAATTCGTATGGTTCGCCAATACGATATTAACTCTGACCAGTTGCCTACGCGTCTTGATGTTCTGTACGGCTTTAGCACGATCTACCCAGAACTTGCTTGCCGTGTAACTGGTTAATTTAGAGGAGAATAGAAAAATGGCTGCTCCAAATATTGTTAATATTTCCGCTCAACGGATGACGGCTATTGTATCCGTCCCTGTTGCGGCTGGAACCTTTAGTACATCTGCCCCAGAGGTAACGTACACAATCAACGGCGTGCAAGTTGGCGATTATGTTGCTGTCTGCGCTCCCGCTGGATTTGGTGTGACTAACCTCTCAATTGCTAACGTTAGAGTATCTGCAGCAAATACCGTTGCTATTGCTTACTCTGGAACAAACGGAACCGCAATTCCTGCCGACACATACTTAGTTGAAATAATTCGTTCTTACCCAGTCCTTACGGATTTTGGTATTACGAGGTTCAACAACTTTGGTGTTGTTGCTGGGTCAAATCCTTAATCGGTAAGATTGGGGAGGGGTATTGCCTCTCCCCTTTTTTAATGGGTGATATATGGAATTTCCTTGTTCTGTTCATAAAGACTCATACGAAAACAGCAAAATTGCTATTGATGAGCAAGAATTAAAAGAGTTTAACCAAGATGGTTGGCTCATATCTGAAGAATTTTTAAATCCAGAAAGCATTGCAAAAAAGCGTGGCAGACCTGCCAAATCTGAAGATTCTTAATTGGTGAAAATACCATGTCAAATTTAGGCACTCAGAATATAAATCAATCTTATGGGTATTTACTTCAAGTGCCTTATGGTTTAAATGAAAATCTTATTAATGTCACTGATGGTGCTGGCACTAATTCAGGATTAAGTTTAGACAGTTTATTAAATGTAGGTGTATTTAATCTAATTATTTCTGGTGGATTGGCTTCTGCTCCATCTTCTCTTGTTCCATTTGAATTAGGCGTTTTAGGCACAGGAACATGTTTTATTAGTGCCAATGATCCTTTGTTGTTTTATCAAGCCGGAGTACCAGTTTTAGAAATTGCAACATCAGGGCATTTACTGATTAATTCGCCTGGAACTGATGTCAGCTTTTTAACCGTAAATGGGGACACAACAACCAATGCTTGTTGGATGTCTGCGCTTTCAACTGAAGCCTATACATATTTTACTGATGGAATTTTGATTGATTACAATCAATCTTTAAGCTTAGGGCAAATCTCATTAGGAACATCAGATTCTTTAGCAATTTATGCTGGAGGCTATGCAAACGGAACACCTGTTGTTTCAGTTACATCTACTGGAATTAACTCAACAGCAATAGGAACTAATATAGCTTCTACAGGAGCATTTACCACATTGACTGCTTCCAGTTCTGTTAGCGGTACTGGGTTCACTTCTTTATTTGCTTCTCCTCCTGCCATCGGCGGAACAACACCAGCATCTGGTTCCTTTACATCACTGACAGCAACATCAGTAGGCACATCTGGTGTTTTAGCTAAAAATGGAGGATTAACTGCTGTCACCGCTGTTGCAGGTTCTCTTACATTGGCAACCGGCGGCGTTACTCTTGCTGCACAAACAATGGCTGCTGGTTCTGTTTGGCGTGTTGTTGCGTATGGTACTTACGCCGCAATAACTAGTTCAAACCTTAGGCAGTTTACGATTTCATGTTTTTGGGGTTCCACAGCTTTAACGGCAGTTACTACAGGAAACGTACTCACAACGGCAAACACAACACTATGGTCAGTTGAGTTTGAAATATCTGGTTCTAGCGCTACTGCAGCATGGATTACAGGGCAATTAAAAGCTAACGTTGGCGCAACCGCAGGTGTAGCTTTGTTAACATATTTGGTTACACCTACATCTGTAACGGGTTTAACAACGACTTCAACTTTAGATTTTAGAGTGGGCCAAACGGGAACTGCTACTGCTGGTGACACCATTAACGTACATTCAGTAACAATGGAAAGGATCAAGTAATATGGCGTCACAACTGTTTGAATTAACGTTAATACCTCCGCAAGGTTCTACTCTTGGAAATGCTTTTGCTGAAGTATTTTTGGTTAACACAACAGTTGGCGCAAATATTTATACTATTACGTCAATAGCAAATGTTGTTACCGTCACTACATTAACTGCTCATGGATTATCTGCTGGCACATCAATATCTCTAATTGGTGTTACGCCATTTCTTTACAACGGGACTTATGCTGTTGCATCAATAGTAAATAGCACAACTTTCACATTTAATTTAAACGGAACCTACACTGGAAGCGCAATAAATGTTGGTAGTTATGTTGTCATTAATGGATCAACAAACACTGTTGCAACCGTTTATTCTGATTCTGCTTTAACTCAGCCTCTAGTCCAACCGATTGCAATTGTTGATAATTATTTTAGTTTTTATGCGGACAACAGCATTTATTATGACATTTTGTTAGGTGGCGGAAATCTAACAAATTCCCAATTGATACAAAACATTTGGGCGCTTCCAAGTTCAATTTGGCAGCTTGATCCTAACGTATGGGAAACAGATCCTAATTTATGGGATACACCAGGACCCGTTACTACAGTTACCACAAACGTTACAAATAATGTAGGCCAACTGTATACGGGTTACGATATTATTCGAGCCGCCATGAGACTGATACAAGTTTCTGCGGTAGACGTAGACTTAACAGCATCAGAATTAAAAGACGGGTTAGAATCTTTAAACAGGATGCTAGATTCTTGGTCTTTAGATGAATTAATGCTTTATGAAGTAAAAAGAGAAACATTTCCGCTTATTGCTTCACAAAACCCATACACGATTGGATTAGGTGGCATTTGGAACACAATTCGACCAAGTAAAATTGTTGGAGCGTATTTAACGCTTACGAACGGTTCAATTCCTGTAGATTACCCAATGCAAGTAATCAATTATGATGATTACAACGACATTAGGCTAAAAACATTACAAACAAACTTTCCTGGATACCTGTATTATCAGCCTAGTTTTCCAATCGCTGAATGTTATATTTACCCATTATACGCAAATAACGGTGCATCTACTGCTCCAGGCACAATTACGCTAACGAGTTGGAAACCGTTTAGCATGATTGTTGATCCATCTGCACCAATCCAATTGCCTCCTGGTTATTGGGAAGCCATTGTGTTTAATCTTTCAACGAGAATTGCTGAAGAATATCAATTTGATATAAGGCCAACGACTGTTCAATTAGCCACTGCTGCGTTAATTCGTTTAAAACGCATGAATCAGCGTACAAATACATTGCAAACAGATGTGTGTTTAATGAATACTTCACAGATGCGGTACAACATTTACAGTGATGGCTACGGAAGATAATGGCTTTATCAGATTTCTACAAAAATTTTCAGCAATCAGATTTTGGTCCAAATGATTCTGCAATTGCAAGCGCCTTAAGAAACCCAAAAAAAGGCGCTTCATTGTTGTCTAATTGGTTTCAAAATCAAATTTTGACTGCATCAAATGCACCAGATCAATACGACAATCCTAATCCATTACAAGGTTATTCTCCTGAGCAACAAATAAATGCGGCAACAAATCTTGCTGGATTTGCTCAAACAGGATCATTTCCTTTTGCTCCATCAAGTCAGGGAGGAACGCTTGGAACTATGATTGGTGAGTCTGGAGCAATTAGGGCTGGTTACGGAGATTTAATAAATAAAGCAAAAGAACTTTATGCAAACAATGTTTCTCCTGAAGAAATTTGGAAACAAACAAGAACAATGATGGGCCCTGATAACAAATGGATGCACGAAGTTTCAGATGTTGGCGCAAAATTAACAGTTAATGGGGATAAAATAAATTTTTATCATCCAGAACTTGAAAAAGCATATCCAGAATATTCAAAAATTCCAAAAAAATATGGTGATATTGGAGAATCATTAGCAAATTTTACTGCAGGAGATCCATTGCTTTATAAACTTGGAGATAGAGGTAAAATAAAATTCAATAAGCAATATACTCCCAACTTAAGCACTATGCTTCATGAAATGCAACATTTCATTCAAAATCATCCTGAAAACAAATGGGAACCAGGTATTTCTCCAAATTTATTTGATCCAAATAATTTAATGGAAAAAATAAACAAAATACCTAGCGGGGTAGATTTTCCAAAAGAAATTGAAAAAGAAGCAAACGCTTATGGATTGCTAAAAAATCAAAAATTATACTCTCCTTATGAAATGTATTTGCGAAATTTTGGTGAGGCTATGGCAAGAAATACTCAGGAAAGGATGAATATGTATCCTGATCAGTTAGCCAAAAAATATTGGATAGACACTCTTGATGTTCCTGTTGATGAATTAACAAAAACAAAAATGCCTTTTACCAAATTTGGCAAGCCTAAGACAAGTTTGCTTAACTGGATGGAGCCCCCTTAATGCCCGGCACAATGCAACTACCAATTCTTGGACCCGGCATATCTGGTAAGTCACGCGCTGTTACTGCTCAGAAGCGTCAAAATATCTACATGGAAGTCAAAGCCGAGACAGATAAAGCGCGTCTTGTGGCTTATGGAACC